ATGATGAACTGGGTTTTCGTGTTGCAGGGTGTTATCGCCATAGGCTTGGCTGGCTTAGCTATCGCCGTCATTCTGCGTCACCGTCGCTGAAACACGCGCAACAGACGAACCAACGGGAACTTCTTACCGTCCTTCATCGTTTACTACCCAATGGAGTTGTTCAGGGAGAACCCCGATGAGACTTTCTTTCAAAGCAGCAATAGTTGCACTAGGTGTCTTTTCTGCGGGTGCGGCACAAGCGGCGAATGCAATCGTAACCACCAATCTTAATGTCCGCACAGGCCCGGGTACGGGCTATGCTGCGCTTGGTAGTATCCCGAGCCGCGCACCCGTCAATGTGCGGGGCTGCACGTCGGGTTATGGCTGGTGCCAGATCAGTTACGGCGGCTTATCCGGTTGGGCTTCCTCCCGCTATCTCGCGATGCGTGAGGGATCGAGTGGCGGTTATTCCGACGACTTTGGCCGCAACGCAGCACTGATCGGTATTCCACTGATCGCAGGTGTAGCGATAGGAGCAGCACTCAATGATCGTAACGATCGTTGGGATCGTGACTATTATCGCGGTCGCGGCTGGGATCGCGGTCATTGGCGTCGTGATCGCCATTGGGACCGCGGTCGCGGATGGGATCGCGGCGGCAGACATTGGGATGGTCCGCGTGATCGTGGCCCGAGATTTGTCCCACGTTCCCGCAGCGGTGACGGCCCACACGGCCAATAAACAATGCGCATATCCGCCTCATGTTGTGACGGATCACTTCAGGATGAATAAGTTTCTGGACAGGCTGCAACGGCTGTTGACTTGCGTGCGAAATAAGAACATTTAAAGAACATTCGCATTTTGAGCGGTTCAGTTAAGACTGTATCGCCGGAACAGCTCTAACTATTTGTAGTTACGCATTATCCTCACGCAAAACCGCTTCGCACTTTTGCTGGAAATGCTCCAGAGGTAATATAAGAGATCCATGGCAATCAGATTTACAAGTTCACCTGAACGTCAACCTGAACCCAAGACAGGCAAGGGAAAGGCTTCTAAAAAGAAGCCCGCGAACGACCCCGAAGTGAATGCGGAGCTAGATCTCGATACCAAGGGAAAGTGAATTAAATGACGGCAGCACGGCTTATTGTGGTTGCGGCCTTTGATCGGAATGATGACGGTGAATTAGTTCCTGCTTTTGATCCCATGGCATTTGAGACCGAAGGCCGTGCCCTGCGCACCGCTCAAGCGCTGGAGGGAAAACATACTGGTATAGTGGCATGGAGCAGAGAAGCCCATCCGGATATTGGCGAATACGGCCCACCCGCCATCATATTTCAATATGGCGATATTCCTGACATGGAATAAGTGGATTTGATGCCGCCCCTTCCGTAACGCAAAATGACTTCGATAGACTCGTCTCGCATACGCTTCACATCACGACCGACGCCCTCGAAGCACTCATTTCGGGAGGGAGCTGGGAGCAGCAATATCGTAGTCGATTATTGTGTGAAGGAGTCAATGAAACGACGCTAAAGGCGGCTGACGCACAAAAGGGTTGCGAAATTCGAGGAGAGCGGGAAGAACCGGCGCGCGCAAAAGCCTTGCTTGAGCGGGTATGAGCATTCGCAGGAATATCCATATTTGGATAAGTTTCTTTCGAATTGATGCGTCGTTTATCAACATTGGTGATACTGTTGATATCTTGAGCACAATGATCTGATCAGACACCTGTGCAGATCCGGAACCTTCCGCTCATAAGCAAGAAAGTGTTCATCATGGCAAAAGGCCAGGTACGCAGCAATCGTGAAGTACGGAAACCAAAGAAAGACAAATCAGCAGCAGCTGAGACCTCATCCAGCTCTCTGGCTGGACGCTTCCCCACGCAAATCAAAGATACCGCAAAAACAAAGAAGTAATCAAAAGTCGCGGTTTGACACACTGGTCTTTCTTGATTTCAGCGGCCAGATACAAAGTTGAGGTAGGCGTTTAAGCGCCTGCCCCTTTAAAGAAAATCCTATAAGATAGGGGCTGAGAAATATCGGAACTACTCACAGTCTTACAACCGCAGGCTAGCACTCCCATCGTTTTTATCACCGCGACATTCAAACAGGCCGGATGTTAACCCCGACCGGCAGGCTTTCTCTTGCGTGTAGCATGCCTGTGCTATCTTACTACTGGCTTCTGCTTTGAGTTCTGCCGTTCTGTTCCTGAGCGCTACAGAAAGTCGGAGCTCAAGAGTATTGATTTGGAACTTTTAGAAGTCAACGAACCTAAGTCATTGATTTGATGGCGATCCCGGCAGGATTCGAACCTGCGACCTACGGCTTAGAAGGCCGGTGCTCTATCCAGCTGAGCTACGGGACCTCACCATCAGAACCCGGCCTTAACACAATGCGTTGGGCCGGGAAAAGCTGTTACTTCACTATCCTCAAAATCGCACTGGATTTAAGGCAAAACATGTAACGAATTTAAACTGTTAATGCGTCCAAGGCTGGACGCGGTAGAAGCTGAAGTTATCCGAATAGGAAACCTTACGGCGCTTTGCTTCGTGCGGCTCGATCACGCGATAAGCAATACCATTGCGGGTTGCGTATTCGATCGCATCTTCGCGGCTGTCAAATGACAGTCGAATCTGGCTCTTCATATCGCCAGAAGAAGTGTAGCCCATCAAAGGCTCAACCTTGCGAGCGCTTTCCGGCTCATATTCCAGAAGCCAGTTTTCTGTTTTGGCTTTACCAGACTGCATTGCGGTCTTAGCTGGACGGTAAATACGTGCAACCATTTGAAGAACCTTGATCTATGCTCTTGTGCCCGGAGGGCGATAATCTCAACAAGGCAATAGTTTACACGCCACATCATGTCAACGCGATAAAGGCGCACGCCACAGCAACGAACTGCGACATACTCATCATGGCAAATTGTCAGGAAGAAAATGGTCGGAGCGAGAGGATTCGAACCTCCGACCCCCTGATCCCAAATCATGGGTAAAGTCAATAATATCAATATGTTATAAGAAACATCATTACCAATGTCGCACAACTGCGCTTGATATGCAAACTACCGTCTGCCTCGCCAAATCTCCAAGATTTCACGCGCCGCTTTAGCAGGATCGCTTGAAGCGCGCACAAAATATGCGGCCAAATTGCGCCCCGTCATTGCTAGAACGGCAGACAATGCATCGCTCCAACCAGGATCAAGAGAGAGCATTAACCGGGCTGGCTCTGCGAAAACCACAGCCGCTGCTATTCCAATCGAGAACGTAATCATACGTCCGGTCCAGTTCATATCTCGTTGCATGATCGCACCCACTAGGCTGAACACCAGGATAATCGACCACTTGGCGATCGGCATTTTCGTCACCAGGTCGTGCAAATCTATCATTTCCCCCACCGCGCCTGAAAAAAGCTCTTTGCCGTGTTGCCGCCCATATGCAGCCCCATATAGACAGTCGTGATCCATGCGAGATCTGAGAGCGGCACGAGCTCGACATTCGCATTCAGAGCACCGTTCACCGTCGGCGCGAGCACAATGCGCCAGAACCAAGCGAACAAAAGAAACCACTGCCACGCAGGCAGCCAGGCCCACGTCCATGTTGGCTGCTTTGCTTCCAACGGGGCAAGCAGCAGACGAGAAGTCTCCCGCTGGCTTTCAAGGTTAATACGAAGGACATCGGCGTTGTCGCGCTCGACCTCCTTAATCGCATTACCGAGTTCTTCGGGATCCTGTCTGGGAAGATCATCAACTGCCACGCCGAGCTTTCCAGCGATCATGTCGATAACACTTCCCGCGACATCGCCAGCCGCGCCGCCAAGTTGACGCTGCAGCACCTCTTTTACGAGCGGCGCTCCCACTTTTGCGGCAATACCGATAAGCATTCCCGTTAATACGCTCACAGGGCTTGCGCCTCCTGCGCGTAGGCATCGGCGCGCTGTTTATTTATGACAGAGCGCAACACGAGATAGGCCAGCAGCGCGATGCCCGCGACGACAACACCGCCGAGTATCCAGTTCGCGATTTGATCTGCCTGTTCAGGAGTAACCATCGCGCCACCGCTTACGCCAGCGCTGCCGGTCGCACCTCCCGCCTGCCGGGTCGATACTGTTTTGGCCTTGACTGCCTCGTCCGTCAGGACTTCTTTTACAGGTGTTGCGGTGTAAGTTTTCGCAGCGAGTGCCCAAGCAACGCCCTTGGCTTCGATCGCAGCGATGCGACGCGTCCAACCTTTACCGAACGTTGTCCAGTGTTTCAGCGCCTGATAGCTCGATAACCGGCGTGCGCAGAGCTTTTTTACGGTCTCATGATCTGCTCCGCCCAGAACCTTCGAAAGCGCCTTCCATGCCGTTCCTGGTCCAGAATTGACGGCATAATCAAATGCGGCGAGATCCACACCAAGCGCAAGGATATCGCCCTTCACGGGATCCCAATAATCCACACGATAGATCTTCTGTAACATCTCAGCAGAAATGGCGCGCAGGTCGGCTTTTGTAGCCTTGGGCTTCCAGCGCCGGAACGTTGCCAGCGTGATACCCTTCATAGTCGCGCCGCCAGGATCCTTTGGATTGTCAGCCCAACCACCTTCATGTGAAAGCGTTTCTGACAAGCAGGAATTGAAGTTCTCTTTAGCCAAAGCGCTCTCCAAAATTTGCATTATTGGAGAGAGTTTAAGACTTTGGCGCCGTGGTTATTTGGCTACTGCACTATCTAGGCGGTCTTGATACCCTTAGTACGATAAAACGGTCGTTCAATATAGACATATGAAAAGTAAGAAAAAACTATAGAGATTGGGACACCAATAGAGATAAGCGCTATCGATGGAACCTCAATTGCAAATCTCCTAACAACATCCTGAATAATGAGCCAAATCGTAAAATGACAAAGATAGAAGGAGTAAGAAAGCTCGCCTCCCCAATAGACGAGCCCTTTCAAGAAACTAGGAATCTTGATAAATCCCGCATTCAGCGAAGCGAAGACCAAGATTCCTGCAGTGACGATACTCGCGATTGAGGCAGAGAAATTCAAATATTGCGGCTCGAATGCCGCATTGGCAGAACCTGAGAGCATTACCAATCCACCAATAACAGGCAGAGATACATACCAGCTCCAAGAAGGGACGCATGCTTTCACTATCTGTCGTGTTTGTTCATCCGCCATAAGCTTATAAACCAGCAGGCCCCAAAACAGGCCAGTGAATCGGAACCAGAACCAATGCACTCCACCTATGCCAATCGTCGAGGCATAGACAGTGAGAAGGATTACCACCGGCCAAAACCACTTACGGGGTAGTAGAAACCAGACAATCGGGAAAATGATATAGAATTGGTTTTCCAGAGACAGCGACCAATACCAACCAAGATGTGACTCATGCACCGCGTTCTCGATGTTGCGAACGGCAAGAATCGATGTTGCCCATTTCAAGAACAATTCGTGCGGAGCTGCCCAAAGCTCTCTATTTCCTGAAATAACACCGGCAACTAGCATGACAGTGATCCAGAAGGTCGAGGCCGGGAAAAGGCGAAGGAAGCGAGCTTTCCAGAAAGCCATTGTTTGGCTGACAATTTCCGTCTTGCCCGAAACGTCATGAGTTTTCTCAATAAGAATACGCCCCATCAAGTACCCCGAAATGACGAGAAATACATCAACACCGATCCACGGTGTAATGTACCTATGCAGGCGCAATCCAAATTCAGGATCATTCAAAGTGTTGAGAACCGGGAAATGTGTCAGGGCTACAAGGATGATGGCAACTAGCCGCAGGAATTGAATTTCCAGATTCTTGCCATCGTATTTCTGCATATCACTTCCCACAGACGTTTATTGTATGGGTGGTGATATGCAGATTTTAACTCAGCAGCAACACTATTTCTCGTGACTAAATGGGCTTAACAACAATTTCTGCTCGTCCATCGGGCAAAATCCGCCTCACGCGGCCAATCGAAATCTTGTATTGTTCAAATGACAAATCAGTTTCAGCTATAAAGACGCCAGTTACTTTGCCCTCATCAGAAGGGCAAGGGAGAAGATAATCACCTACTGACCCGCCATGTATATTTACCGGCACTTTGCCGCAATAGGCAATTCTGTCATATTTAACGCGCTCGGCTTCAAGCTTCTCCGCATAAGCAGCCTTTAAGACGAGATAATCAGCATAACTTGACTCATTCCAATCTTGATAATGCTGTTGCGCAAGGGCATCGAACGACGCTCTTTTTTCTGTCCAGAGCCGAAGAACTTCATCGTTTTTTTCGATGGAGATCATCTTGTTAAAGGCAGGTTCCGGGCCACCATCCCATTCTTCAGGAAAGCCCGTGTAGCGTGGTTCCACCGGAGCATCACCAATCGCGAGGTGCCAATCATCGCCACCGACAAGATTAGGATTAGTTGATTTAACCGCAAAGCTGGTGGCTTCAGAGAAGATATTCGTCAGCTTGCCATCACCGTTAAAACCAACAATATCGGCTTTCTCAAAAACTACTGATGTATCTGACTTTTCTTCATACTCGGCATAATCTGCGCCACTCGCATTGATCGTTCCTGCTGCATTAAGCGAACGATTTGTTCCGCTATTTTTGGCAATGGATACAACTGTCTGAGCACTGTTAGCGCCGCCAGTCAATCCCACCGAAACTTTGAAAAACTCGTGAAAAGTACCATCATTCAAGCAGTCAAAAACTGTGGTATTCTCTCCTGTCGATCCTGCGAGAACATTGAGTTGCTTTGATACTCTGGCATAAAAAGTACCATCACCTGTCGAATAAAGCGCACCGCCGCCAGTCCCATCAGTATCTTTAAAAAGCACACGTTGCGATGGCTTCAATGCTATCGCGTTGCCAGAACTGAAAGTTGCCTTACTGAGATCAATGCCGGTTACCATCGTGGCACCATTTGCATAATTTATACCTGCGGCTTTTGCTCCCTGGATGTAAACACCATCTCCCCAGGAGCCGCCTGCATCGGCCACAATGGCAACTGCGGCATAGTTCACTGGACACCAGAATGAATTAACAAGAAGTCCGGCACCGTCCTGGACTGTAGAGCCTTGCGACGGCTGCATATCAATTTCAAGGCCACACAGAAATCGTGGCGTACTCATTGGTGTTGAAACGTCTTTTCCGTTGCCAACAACAATGTTCTGCCCCCAAACAGAACCGCCGTTAGTTAAGCACCACCCGTACGCATGAATGCCAGCCGGGAAATCTTTGTTGCCGTTCGCCGACACCGCAGAACCGACTAACGCCGCTTGAGGCCAGCCATTCGGAGATGCCGTAGAATTTTGCTCGAACTCAACATGCGCACCCGTGAATAGTTCGCTCATCTGAACATAGGGGGAGCCTACAGACCATTGCTTTTGGAAATCTTCGAGACGATGGTTGGGCGCTCTTGTAAGCATATGACCTAATCGTATCTGAGTGGCAGACGCCCCCACTGACTGTCGATCATAGCGGATATTTGCGTTAATGAGCTTGCCACCTGTAACCGTAACACCATACTCAAAATGCAGATTTGTCTCGGCCGGGAAGTTAATATCGCCACTGAGCACATATTGTCCGGCAGGGACTAAGATTTCTTTACCTTGAGCGAACTGCGACGCGAGCCAAAATAAGCCGGAGTCAGTGCCATTAAACTGCTTTACTGAAATAAAATTCGCGACTTGTTCCCACCATGCACCATCGGCGGATTGAACTTTGCCTGGGTGCGATGGTTCCGCACTTACGCGCCTGTACAACGCTTCGCCCCTGTCACCAGGTGCAAGGTTTCCAGCGGTACTTATATAAGTGTGTTCTGCCGATATCTGGGATGTCAAAACCACATTCCGACTAGCGAAAGAACTTACCGTTGGTAGATTGCCGAGTTGTTCTTGTGGGATTTGACCCAATTCATCGAGCTCGGCAACCCCGCCGGGAACACCGAGTTCACTCTCCATAAGCGTTCTATTGCCACCCGGAGTTGCGCCATCGTGCACACGTAGCGCTTTTAGAACCATGTCGTGAGTAACTTCGCTTCTTGCGCCGACAAATGTCTCATTATCGGTTTCATCGCTGCGACGAATTTGGACTTGTGTTGCCATTTCTTGTTCCTATTTGCGCTACAGTCAAGCGATGACCGGATCTTCAGTCCGGCCATAGTCTCGATCGAAGTATGTGAAAGGATCTTTCGTCCAACCGTAATCGTACGCGATCCCATCCGTGGAACCCGTGAAGCCGACGGATGCCGCCTCTACGAGGGCAGTTGCATTTGATGCGGATTTTTCCGATTCTTTCATTGCCGCTTCGGCCCGATTGGTTAGGCCGGTCACAGCTGGAATGATGCCGTCGATCTGGTTGTGTAATTCGGCATCGCCAGCTATTCGCGCTGCAACCTCATCTTGGAGAGCGCGGAAGTTTGCATCGTCGCCTGCTGTGCGTTCGGCTATTTCTTGGTCTATTCTCTCATTCAACCCGGCTAATTGATCGAGCCGCGCCCCCGATTCAGAATCGACGTCTCGTCTAATTTCTTGAAGAACAACGCCTTGTTTTGAAACTTCTTTTTCGACTTCATTGCTACGGATACTTCCGCCTCTGAATAAGTCAGACGTGCGTTCATGAAGACGGTGACCAAGAACTTTGAACTCGAAAGATTGGTCTAATGGGACGTCGAAGGTGATAGAAAAATTGTCAAAATCGCGATCGGATTGTTTTTGAACGGAGAAGGTTTTGATGACAATTTCACCATCCGAACGCCGACGTACTAAAACTTTAATATCTTCAACGTCGAATATTCTGAAATCAAATGAGCCATAAGTCGCTCGACCATCGCCATCCAGCCAATCAGTTTCTCGACTTGAACGCGGTATAGGATATGGATTTGTCATAATGGCAGACCTTCCGTTAGTCTGCCTATGATCGGCTACTTACAGTGCTGTTAATTGGCCACCGCTTTAAAATGCGTGCTCTGGAACTAGCCGGCGCTGTCCGTAATCCTCCATCCTCCGTTTGGTCTGCCGCTTGAGGTATCCCGGCGACAACGATTCCCTGATCGAATTGAGGAACAGATAGTCCAGGGCCGGACGGACATAAAAGAGGTTCGCCATTGGCGTATTGTTCACAGCCTGGCTAAACATCTGCGCCCATGGTGCTTTAGCGTCATTTCCTGTCAGCTTTCCGGCAGCGGCATCGCGCAAGCTCAACAGGTTCTCTGTCAGCTGCGCCGCCTCCCCGATCGTCGGGCCGGCAATCGATTCAAGCACACCGCCGCCAAACCGGTTTTTCTGAGCGAAAAGGAAGTCACCATACAGCCCAGCCGCGCCGCCCTGTGCCAGCGCCGCAAGGATTGTCTTGTAATCGAACGGATCTCGCGGCGGCCAATATCCGCGCGCTGCGTCCTTCATCGCAATGACCATATACCCCGCCATCGTCATGCCGGCGAGCAGCGAACCGATATGAGCGCCCTTCTCCAGAAACGAGGCATCCTTGCGCTGTCCATAGAGCGCTCGGCCAATAACGCGTTGCGTGAAAGACACCGGAAATCCCTTGAACTGGCCGATAAAGCGCATTGCTTCGCCGCCGAACGTTCCCGGCCGATAGCCTTGTGTCATCGTACGGCGAGTGCGGGGATCGACTTCTACGACACTATAGCTGGTTTCGTCCGCCACAAATCGCAAAACCGAAAGTTCAAGATCCCGGCGAGCATCGGAAATTATGTCCGCGCGACGCGCGTCAAATTCTGCCTGACGCTTTTGCCTGGTCGAATCTGATTTGGCCTCGTCAAGTTTCGTGGCAAGGCGCGCGGCCTCGATGCGATCAGCCGCAAGAGGTTCGATCACGGCATCATCGAGCAGCCGGATACGATCGGGCGTTACATAAACGCTGCCGTTGTTTTCCCTGAAATTCGCTTGGCGAATGGCGTCCCATTTCGCCTGGTCGATCCCGTGCAGACCAAGAACATGGCGATATCGATCCGGAAGATCTGCGAAAGCGCTTTTCGCACGCATACCCATCTCGGCTGCGATAACACGGCCGGCCGTTGCACGGTTCACATCGGTCCACCAGGACAGACCGTTCCACCGGAAATACCTCTCCTGCAGGGCAGAAAGCTTGCCGACAGGACTATCATTTGCTGCGGCCGGCGAAACGATATGGCCGATCATGCCGTCGAATCCCTCGCCAAGCAGATAAGAGATTTCTGCTTGCTCGCCTTTGGGCCGACCTTTCAGGATACCGTCAACCTGCCGAAAGAGACCCTGCCAGAAACCCGAACCGCGAAACAGCGATGAGACAGCCGACACCGGAAGATCTGACAGTGACGATATCGTAGCGCCGCCAAGCTTTGCCATGGAAAGACCAGCACGAATATCGGCGCTGATTTTCGCAGCCGTCACATTGACCGGACGAGACGCAAGCCCGGTCGATATCTCGATCGCCTGGCGGAGCGGTCCGGCTTCTGCATTCAGGCTGTTGATCTGTTTCACCTTGTCAGTATCGGATATTTTCGGATCGTCTTTGATTTTCCGCTTCATGCCGTCTGCAAGGCTCGCGAACATCACTTCTGGGTTTGGCCCCAACGCATCCATGTTTGCCGCTGTGCGGGCTGCGCTGCGCAAATGAGCGAACATGCCGGAGACTGTGTTACCCATTCCGAATTCGTCGCGGTAGGCCAATGCTGCATCAGCATCACGGAAATGCAGTACACGAGACTTGCCGAGAGACTTGGCAAGGTTCGCAGGATTGACGCGCTGCCCCTTTTCGGCTGCGGTTTCCTTGTTTGAAAACCCGGTAATGATCGTGTCGTAAATATCGCCAAGCGCATCGATGACTTCAATTTCGCTGGCGGCATCCGGGAACGTGCGATCTACATCGAGCTTGCCGCGAACGGAAGAAACCCAAGCATCCTTGCCGGCGGCGATCATCTTGACATCGTCATGCGTTTGAGCACCGGCCCAGCCTTCCAGTTTGCCGATCGACGCACCGAGCTTGTTCAGATCCGTACGAGCCATTTCGGCATAGGAAGCAAAGACCTTTGCAACATATTGCGCATCTTTATTACCGGTTATGCCGGGCTTCCCGTTTTCCTTGAGCTCGGACATTTCCCGCATGATATCAGCATCAAAACGCGGATCTGACAGCATATGGATGAGCTCAGGCTTGTTCGCTTGCAGCTCGGCAAACATGGCACCGAGATAGCGGGCCTCATATGCCTGATTGAGTGCAGCCACTGAAACGCGGCCACCTTCGACACCGGCTTGCGTTCCCTCGAGGACGGATAGCAACGCCTGCCGTGGCGATAAGCCTTGCGCCATCAGCCCGTCGATTGATTCCTCCAGCTTGTCTCGTACGATGATATTCAAAGCGGTATGCCGGCGCTGCATCGCTGCAGCCACGCGAGTGCGTTCCGCCTCCCTTTCGGCGAAACTGCGAAGCTTGTCGGCCATACCATCGGTATTGCCCTCCGCCTTAAGCCGGTCGCGATAATCAGCAACACGCTGGAAGGCATCATTGATCTCGTCTTTTGTCAGGCGCTCAGCAGACGCCTTGTGGGCAGCATTAAAGCATCCAGCGTCCGGAGTGTATTTTTTTGCCATGGAGAAACCTCAGATCAAACAGGCAACGGCGGCCTTGAGCGCTTCGCCATAAGCGGCCCCGTCGTCGAAGGTTGATTGTGCTGCAGCGATTGCGGCCTTGTCGGCGTCAGTCAAACGCCCTTCGAAATCGAGTTGGGCGATATCGGCTTCCTCGACGAACGATCCCGTCGCAGGATCGACACGGTACTGCTCGGCAAGCGAGCGGTAATCTTCCGGTCGCCCCACAGCGGTTTCAGCTTCAACGCGCCCATCTGGCACCGGCTCCGGATGTGGGCGCGAAACATCAATGGTGCTAACTGCAGGGCGAGTGTTCTGTGAGCCAGGCGCGGATAACTCAGTCACTGGCATGGCTGCAGGCTGATTTACCACAGGATCTACATCGTCGACCGTCGAGGCAACCCGGTTGAAATTTTCCGCAGCGTCAGCCCAATAGGTTTTTCGGGCATCGGCCTGCAGTTGCTCGACGCGTTGCTGCAGTTCCATACGCTCCCTTGAAACCGGCTCATTAGCCGATCGACGAGCACGCAGGCTTTCATCAATCGTTTCGATTTCTCGAACCACATTATCGTCGATCGCTGACAGTCGTTCGCGAAGGTCCGTTCTGATAGCGTCGCGTCTCTGGACGGCGGCGGCACGTTCCTTGTCAGAGCCTGCCTTTGCAATATTGGCTTCCGCTTTTTCCAACCGTTCCGCGAGACGTTCCGCCTCGATCATGGCCGCGCGAGTTGGACCGAACCGCTCGTTATCGAGCGAAAGAGAGGTCAGACGCGCAATCTCAGCAGAATTGATTTCAAATGTCCGATCAAGAGCGTCCAGACGTTCGAAGGCCGCAGGCTCCAGGTTACGCGCGATAGAATCTATCGCAACACGCGGCGCGACCTCATCAGTCACACGGGCAATAGGCTCAATAGCGTTGGGAGATAGCTTTACTTCTCCTTCCGTCACCAGACCGTCAATGGCCTCATTGAGAGCAATGCGTGCTTCCTGCACATTGCGCAAAGTCGAGAGCTGCTCTTTCGTCGCGGATTCCAACCTCGCATCGGCACGACGACCAAGGACGCCACCGACTGCACCAAATGCACCACCTATAAGAGCCGCCATTGCAATGTCAGTCGTCATCGCCTGCCATGAAACGTCATCGCCCAGATCCGCTCGAACGCCAGCCGTCGCCAAACCGAAAACGGCCGTATTGGTGGCAGCATCAAGTGAACCGGCGAGCGCCGTGCCGCCAACACGACCGAACTTTGCAACAGCAGCTCCCTTCACTAACGGACCTGCCACGGGAATATAGTTGATGGGGTCGAGTGCCTGACCTGCCAGATTGCCAAAGAAAGACGTGATCGGGCGCTTTTCGGAATAAAACTGGCGGACTTTTTTTGCATCATCCCAGGCGGCGAGCGCTGCAGCGCGATCACGCGTCATGCCAGCATCGTAAGGAATGTTGTTACGATAGTAAGGCGAAGCGACATATTCGTCCTGCGTCATCGCCCCCACCGCTTTACGCCGGTCGGAAAATTCTTCATCGGTCTCCCAACGCTGTTCCTGCAGGCCGCCTACCGTCCGACCCGTATAGACGGACTGCCTTTCGAGCGGTGCAGTGATTGGAAGCGAACCGCCTCTCAGGAACGTCCCCAAACCGTAGCTTTCGAGCGCACCGCCGGTGACCTGATCAATGAATGTGCTACCAACGCTCATAGGCTGCTCGTAAGCATCCTGCATCAGTTGACCAGGTGAAAGCGTATTGAATGATGGAGTTGCGCGAAAACCCATCATTGGCCGGCCCGCCATTCATTCAGATCAGCAATAGGATCAGAGGATTTCCGAGCTTCACGCGCTGCCTGTCCTGACGATGTAACGTCCTCAAGGGAAAACAGCAGCGGCTTGCCGTCCTTTCCAGGAACAGCAAGGCCACTATAACTGTCAATGAAGACGAAACCGTCGCCAGCGCTGCGAAAAACGCCCTCATCCAGAATGCTGACAATATGGTTTTTTGTAACCGCATCGTGGATGGCGCGGCCTCCGTCCGAAACCTTGATGCCTGCGGGCGTCGTTACTGCCGCTTCGAGAGCACTACGCACACGGGATTTCATTTCGTTCAGTCCCGCCATGACATCTGACGGATCGCGATCGCGCGGCAAAAGGATCTCCGCGTTGACAGATCCGTTGCGCTGGATCGGAACAACGTCGCCGTAAAGATCACGTGCGACACCGGCAACAGCGGCATTTACATCCTGCCCGGCACGCAAACGCATCTGTACAGAGCGCTTCATCAGCTTCGCATCGCGCTCCGCGAGCAAATAGTTTTGAGCCGTTCCGCCGGATAGGCCGTAGTAAATATCACCAATCTTGCCATCGGCCATGATGTTGGCCTGGATCTCGTCGTCAATCTCCGAAGGCTTGACGGAGAGTGTACCAGGCTGTTTATCCGGATCGAGCATCGCAGCCTGGAACAGCCGACGAGCGGCCTCCGGATCTCCGCGATCGAGCGCGTTGAAAGCACCTTCCGTAAATCCGTCCAGGCCGGCGCCAACCATCTGATCGAAAATTGCGCGGCGCTGCGCGCGATCCTCAGTCGCAAACATCAAATTGGTAACGCCAGCGATGCGATCGTTATCCTCGAGCTTCGCATTGTTGAATTGCGATACTGCAGCTTGCGCAACAGCCTTTGGCAGAATTTTCGGCGAGACAACGCCGAGCCGTTCCTGCGCAGCAACGGTGGCCGAAACAGCCTTCTCGAAACTCGCCGGATTTTCTGCTGAAACCTCGCTCCAAGCCGTCCGAACGGCGGGATCTGCATTCTGGACATAGGCAACGGGATCATCTGCCAAGAGCTTGGCTTTGGCTTCTACAAATTCGCTGGCATAGCCATAAGTGCGTAACTGGGCATCCGTTGGGTTTGAACCGAGGTCACGGCGCAATTGCATGACCTTCGCCTGGGCATCCTTGATCGGCAAGCTTCCGAGTTTGTGGGCAAGGTCGATCTTTGCAACCGTCTCATCTACAATGGCCTGTCCATCGGTCGCTGTAGAGGCATCTAGCTTAAATTTTGCAAAAGCCGCCTCGTCGACCTCAAACCCTGCCGCCAAACGTTCGACGAACTCGTTTCCCCGCTTGGTCAAGGCTGTTTTGGCCTGGTTATCTTCGACCCGCTTTGAACGCCCAAGAGCATCGAGCTTGGCATCAAGGATTTCCCAGCCATCGCCATCCAGCCCATCCAGGCCACCTGCAGAAAAATCTGACTGCATAGTTTTGCGCAAAGCGGCAATTTTATCCGATGGAAGATTTTCGGCCTGGCGCAAATAAAAGCCAACAGCCGTGGCGCGTCGGCTGGTTATTTTCGCCTTAGCGGCATCGTCAGCTGTCATGACGCCGTGCGCAACCGCGGCATCGAAATGATCATCAATCGCCGCCTGCGCGGACTGGACAGCATCGACCGCCCCAGGATTATCTGCGGAAACAGCCGCGATGCGACGCTGAATATCCGTTTCGAGCTGAGAAGTCCGAGATAGAAATTCGGCGCGATTCTGCTGATCGCGTCGCGTATCCTGATCGCGGATCGCTTGCTCGATATAAGGTTGCGTCATTCGAGCGAAGGCATTTTCATATTCCGGTCGGATTTCATCGAACACGTGGTCTTCGAGCTGGAGCCGTTTTAGATCATTCAGCTTGCCTTGCAGCGCAGCTGGATCATCCTTGGTCGCCATATAGACATTGAAAATGTCCGACCGCATTGCAGTGTCGAGTTGCTGCAAGTAGGTTTTTGTTCCTGCAGCATCATATGCCCGTCCGTAGATCGAACTGCTGTTTGTAGGCTGAAATCCGCCACGCTTTCCCGAAGCAATGCTTACTTCGCCTTGCGGATTGTAGTACCGCCGTTCCTGATCGCGGTGCAGAGATTGGGCGTACGCGTCAGCATCTTTTGGTTCTTTGAATTTACCCAGATGTTTTCCTGTCTGATGATAAAGTTCGACAGCCTTGTCATCAGAAAGAACCTTTCCGTCGGGCGAGACCGTCGGAATTAAGATCTCAGTTCCGTCCTCGTTAATCGATATTGACCGGACTGTGCTGATCGACCCGTCATTATTTTTGACAACAGGTCGATTCTTCAGATCTATATTGCCCTTTTCGACAAGCCCTTGCGGCTGCGGATCAGCTGGTACAACACCAGGTGCCGCAACCGAACGTGCGACTGATGGCGAAACTCCTGCAGGTGACGTCGCTCCGGTCTGTACCGGATCAACGGCAGTTTGCCTGCCTATTCCATCCCAGTTTCCAATTCCGACAGCTTTCGCACCATACCATTGCCCCCAGCCTTTCTTGCTGGCTTCATCGAGGGCATAATCAATAGTCTTAAACATATTGGCCGGATCGCTTGCCCTAAGGCCGGTTTCCGCCTCGAAGCGATTTCCTAGCCCTTCCGGGAAACCACTATTGCCGCCCCCAACAAGAAGCTGAAACGGGCCAAATGACGGTTCACGACGGCCGTTTTTAGTGACACCGCTTTGTACAAATCCAGATAGTCCGCCCTCGGATTTTGCAACGCGAACGGCATGATCCGGGTTTATGCCGCGTTTAGAAGCCGCATTCCTGATATAAGCTTCAATCTCGCCCGGCGCGGATTTCGTACCTACGGAATTTGCTGAAAGCTCAAAATTACCACCAACTGGACCTCCTGCAGATGCAGGATCCACGCGACCCGAAACGGTCGCCGGACCAGGACCGCCAGCCAAGGCAGCAGCCCGACCCGCACGAGCGCCATCAACCTCGGCATATTCGTTGGCGATCTGACCTGCTACGCCAGCGAGCCGAAAAAATCCCTCCGCGACTTTTCGCTCAAGATCCCCGCCCTCTCGCGCAACACCAAGAAGGCCATCTGATAGAATGGCCCGCCCGGTCAATTTCTGATAGTTGACAGCTTCGCGACGTTGGTTTGCCATCAGTACCGCCTTGCAATATCAGCGGCACCACTTATGCCCGCTGTGAGACCTTGAACAATGCCAGCGCGACGAGCACGCTTAGCTGAGTTTCGATAGTTAGCGGCCCGCTCCATAAGACGAGCCCCGTTGGTCAACTCGGTTCCGGTTGATGTTGTCGTCATCAAATCGGCTTCGCGATAAGCCTCACTCCTTGCCTGAGCGGCAGTACCGAACGACAAATCCACCCCGGAAGAGGCATATGCAGTATCTATAGCGCCTTGTGCGTCACGCATTGCCGCCTTGATTGAGGTTCTGCGCTCGATCCCCTGTAGATTCTGAATTGATTGTTCTCGTTCGGCATCTATAGCTTGTGCTTTAAGCGCGTCCTCTTCGGCCGCGCCGGCCGAGAAAGCAGAAGCAACACCCAGAACCGTGGCAGTTCCCTGTAGAATGGTGGAGATCAGCCCTCCTGTGCTGATGCCCGCAGCCGCCCCTGCAGCTGCACCAGCACCGGCAGCTCCCCCGCCGAACAGAGATCCCAGGCCTGCAAAGATCATTGCCATTACAGTTTTTCTCCCGTCGAATAGTCACGAACTTGCAAATAGCCGGGATGCAATTGTGTGATGACCAGTGTCGTATCCAACGCATGGCCCTTAATGCCTGTCACTTTGATTTTTTTTGTCTTTCGAGGCATAGGATTATCCGCTGGATCGCTTGTTTCTAGCAATGCTACGTCCTTCGGAGGCCTGTTATTTGCACCCACCGCTATCGAGGTTGTTCCAATGACACTGATGTTTGCCGTATGGATTCGTCCAGGGCGTCGCAAAATTCTGTCATCATCGAGCACCAGAACGTGCGGCATTGATTCATAAATCGGCGCAATCCAGCGTCCTACGGTAACCACGGAATATGCGTCGTCGAGATCTATCACGCCATTCTGGCAAGTGAACGGTCCCAGAATATATCCATCAGCCTCGCACCAAAGAATGGTTCCATTAGGATATGGCAGCCCGTAAACTCTTCCTACTAGGTCCGTCGAAGTGCGAACTGTTTGCTGGAAAAGCAGGTTTTCTTCCATATACTCGTGGCGAAGCAAACCGCCACGGTCGACAGAAATCCAGGCATCATTATAACCGTCGATCGCGATCTCGCGCACCTTACCCGCGTCAGCGCAAAGCCATTCACAAATACCAAGAATGTCCTGATTGCGGATGACATTCGCCGACAGCAATCTACCATCTTCGCGCAAAAGCCACATACGGTTTGTGTCAGTGGCTGTTGATCCCACCTGGCGAGCATTTCGCATGAGACCTTCAATTAGATGCGAAGAGAGCAGCGTTTCCGGGTTGGCGTTGTAACTCGTCGAAACGTCGTCATATTCCATTGAAAGAACTACCTTGCCATTGTTGGCGATGTAATAAAGCAGCCCTTCAAGATCGATGGGGTCCGTATTTGGTCGAATGCCAACTTCGGATGCAAGAACGTAATTCAGCGGCTCGTTTCGGCTGATAGTGCGGTTCGTCGCGAAATATGCTCCGAGGTTTGTAAAGGCCAAGAAGTATTTCGATTCTTTGATACGAAGGATTTTTTCTGATGTCTGCGAGCGCAGCCGATCGAGCCTGGCTGCACTATCGCCACTGGCTTCAATGTTTAATGTAAAGTACTCACCCGTCGCAGACAGCATTTGAGCAGCAGTTTGACCTTTGAGGCGAGCATATCCGAGACGATCTTGCAGAAGCGCGGAGGTGCCAGGCCAGCCACGGATCGTGCTTATAATTGGCTCGCCATCGGTTTTGCCGATTTGCGTGTGTGATGGTAACGCGGATACTTCCGATGTGTTTCCGACTAGGCAGCTCAGTTCATATTCTTCACCGCTAGACCCGCCGCCAAATACAACTGTCAATTTTCGCGCGCGACTGGGAAGTGACTGATTGGTCACGGTAACGCCGCCAGCGAGAGACGGAAGAGCATTTATTGCCGTAGCTAACCGACTGCAAAAATTATTCCAGTTCTCGTCTGTATTATTGTTGTCGATCGGAACAGGTTCATTTGTACCGGTATTGCGAAAATCAACGGCTGTCGCCTTTTCGCCGTTTACGGTAACATTTAAATAGCAGTAGCTTGCATTGCCCTCAGACCAACGCATGAAAATTTCCCAAATATCGTCCGTTTTTGGGTAGTTTTCACCGTAGTCAATTTTCGGGATGCCCTTATAGGGCCAGAGATCGACGGTCCATTCGTAATCAGATCCCGCTCGGCGGATACGAATTGTCTCCAAGTTTTCATGAAAGATACCAACCGTTGAGGCTTCTGCATAAAAATCAAGATCGGGAAGCATCGACGAGACTAGAGCAGGAAGGTAAGCACAAGCCACCCAAGTCTTATTTTTCCAGATATCGCAAAAACCCGGTCCGAACGAAAAAAGAAATCCACTCGTTTGATCCTGACGGAGTGTTTTATAGCGCGGAGATATAACCGGGCCGCTTTCGGCGAAAGCAGTCAGTCCAGCAATTGCAAAGGTTGCTGTGCCGCTAGGTGTTGCCACAACTCGGATAGCGGTTGTGCTACGAGCCTGACCAGGCGGGAATGCTACAAAGCGGCTTATCGCCGAGGTCCCTCCTCCGAGGGGGGCGGAGATTGCGACCCAGCTTCCACCGATCAAAACCTGTACTGTGAAATTAAAGCTCACATTTGCTGAGAGCTCACTTATATACACTCCCGATACCGCAGAAGACGGTATGTCTTGCTCGTAAATTGTAGCCTCACCGTTATGTGGTCCCAAGGACGGTGTCGATACAATCTGATTAATGAGAACCAGTCCTTTGCGAACTGGACCAGCATCGATCGTTCCAGGCATGAGCCTGAAACCCGACTGCGGCACGGGCTCGATACCTTTGAATTTCAAGCCACCGGAATAATACTGTTTGATGTCAGGACGGCCGGCGATCAGCTTGTCGAGCTCACCGGAATTGCAAGAGGATTTGCGTGGACCAGCACTGCTTACCATGCCATTACTCCCACCGAGCCGAGGTCAAAGGATCGTAAGACCAGGGAGGGCTTCCCACCGGCGCAGCAGCACGATCTTGCGCGATCAGTCGACCGAATGCCCCGCCAGTTCCCTCTTGGCTGGGCGTTCCAAAGGCTGCGACACGCAAGTTCTGCTCCATGTCGCCGTCTTCACTGACAGGCTTAGCTAGTGCAGCTGCGAGCGCCATCACAAAGGCCACGCGCCAATCGAGCGGCCAATATTCCGGATCGACAAGCACCTTGCATCGTCCCCAAACTGCAGGTTCGTTTGCGTAAACGTTTCCGGCCTCAAGGATGTAATTTCGGAGTGGAGTTTCAGGCTGTATGGAACGCAGCAACTTTTGTGGGGGACCTATACGATCACCCGGCAATGCAAAACCATAGTTCCAGCCGTTTTCTGGAGGATTGACGAGACGATTGAGCTTTTGGGTCCGGCGGGCAAAGGACCAGTCGTGCAAACCAAAGCAATGTGAAACCATCGCATCCCATGCAGCGTCACAGGAGCCGCTCAAGTCATCCTCAGCGTCTATCGAATAGACAGGCGCTTCGCCCAGGTGCAACACCAGAGCGCGATTGATAAGGGTCGGTTTGTCAACGAGCTGGTTATCCATGATGCACCCGGCAAAAGAGAAACGCCGGCGACAGAGCCGCCGGCGTGGGAATTATGCGCTGGCCGTGTCGGCGACGGTGATGTTGCCGGATCCGGGAACGGCCGTAACGATAAGGCGAGCATGCGCACCCGTACCGTTATGGACCGCCACAACATCGATGATGTCGTTGACCTTCAGCGTACTGCGCGCATCGTTGAAATAGCCGGCGGTGAGCACCGTGGCCTTCGCATCATCGGTTGCGTAGGAATAGAAATTGCAATTGCGTCCAGTATCGACTGGAGCAGTATTGTAACGCGCCAGAGCGCGGATCTTGAAAGCCATGACGAAACCTCATGTGTTTGAGAGAAGTCGCCGGGCGAATATCGCCCGACGCCGAAATGGCGGGTTAAGCCGCGATGGTTTTGATTGCCGGACGTTCTGGCGTGGTGATTTTCTTGAAGCGGAGGCGCTTCACACCTTTGCGTTGGATCCCAATCGCAGCACCACCCATACCGACCTTGCCAAGAAGTGGTGTACCTTCGTAATCGGCATGTTCGGTAAAGCTGGGTTGTTCCTTGTTCCAAGGCGTTTCCGCACCCATTGCCGACTTCGCCCACATCCAGGTATCGAACGAGTTGGCATCGACACCCTTGAAATATTCATCGGGCATGGTGAAGTAGTGAACGTCACGGACGGTGCGCGCCTTCTGGCGCATGGCCTTCGAGAACGGCGCATTTTCCGGGCCAACATATTTAGCGTCCGCAAATTCTTTGTAGAACAGAAGCTGCGACATCCAGAGTTCTGGAAGCGGGCAGAAATATTCATCGTCGTCGATCTCGCCGGCAGCGGCGATCTCGGCTCGGCCTTGTTCAAGATAAGTAATGTCGATGATTTCCGCACCGGTCCCGATATCGGGCGCGCCAGGAGTAAAGGTATCAAGAGCATCGAGCTTGATCCGATCACCACGACGCTTGATCGCCATGGTAAGCAATTTCGCCACGCCGTCCTGTTCGTTCGGACCCATCTTATATTTGTCTTGGCTGCGAATCCACGCGGATGCCTCGAAATCTTTCATGATGACCTGTACAGTCGTCATGTCGGCATTCCCGGTCTGGATCTTCTGGATAGCGCCCGTCAATTCGGTCGCCTCGACGCGACCAATGATTGGGAATTTGACGACATTGGCTTCGGTATCACCAGCCATCATTGTGCCGTCGAGATAGCCGCCTTTCGCCTGATACTGGATCGTGATCTTGTCTTTGATGACTTCACGGAACCATGCTGGAGCCTGTTGCATGGGAAAACCTCTTTAAAGTTGAAACTTTGTGAAGTGCTCCGGTTCCGATGAAGCCAGTCGGCCAGAGGTCCTGTTAAGGATAGCTCTGGCCGGTTCCGGGTCGTTCCCGTTGCGTGCGCGGTCGATTGTGCGCGAGAGCGGGAGGTGTTAAGTGCTACTCTCCGTAGTGCGCCTGATACTCGGCCATGAGTGCGTCATACTTGGCGCGGTTCCATTCAGGCGTGCCCTTCGTGGCTTCAAGTGCGGCGAGCTCTGCCTTAAGAACTTTACCGCGGTCGTTGCCGCCGACGTTACCCCCGCCTGCAGGCTGTGGGGAATCGCCCGTCGCCATTGAGCGGAAATATTCAAGGAAGCGATTGCCGGCCGCTGTATCCATCAGCATGCCCAAAACATGATCGCCGTCAGCCTGTGACATTTTTCCATTCGTCACCTGCAACTTGACGAAATCCTCATTCGCCTGCAGGCGCGCGTTGATGGCGCGATCTTGTTCGGTCTTCGGTGCCGATGAGTAACCTTCCGGCAAAAGCTGCGTCCGCTCGGCGGCAACATCAACCGGAGGCTCAAGCATGCCACTCTCGGCTGCGGCGCTGTAAACCGCCGTGGTGATAGCCTGCATTGCCTGTCGGCCGACACCATGCTTCAAAGCTTCTTTGCCAGCTGCATCGAAAATAGGATCACTAGACAGGCTTTCGATATGTGGCCGCAAAGTTTCCGGAAGTTCGACGCCGCTGAAATCCCGATATCCTTCAAAATTCTCCGGAACCTGTCGGGTGGCATCGCGATCTCGATATCCCTTCACTGCCTGATTGAGCTTATCGATCGTCTCGCGATCATCCTTGCCGTGATAGGTGTCAGCCAGCCCCTCCGGTCGATATGGATCCGGCATTGCCGGTGGCGGTGTCCCGGGTTGACCAGGTGCGGCCGTCGCACCCCCGGGATCCGCCACCGGCACAGGAGGTTCGCTGCCAGCGGCCGGAGATCCGCCTGCAGGTTCACCGCCACCTGGAGCGCCACCGTCATTCGGCGCACGCAATGGTTTGAGATATCGTTCGAGCAGTTTATGCATAGTGGTCAACTCCTGGTTTGTGCTTGCTCTAGAAGACGTTTGCCCTGGGCGACCGCCTCAAGGATGACTTCGCCAACGCCGCAACGCGACTGATGCTTGGCGGCAGCTATCGCGGCTTGCTCAAAATTCGAGCCATTGACGTGCGGATACGGAGCGCGAACAGTTAGATCCATCAACCATTCGAAAATCTGCTTGCCTTCGCCTGTGCCAAAAAGCAGGTACATGACTTTCATCACGTCATCGGATGGCCGGAAATTCTGCCCTGCTTGTGCAGGCGCAAGTTTCTCGATCATCTTGTCGACATCGAGCATATCTTCCGTACCAGCAAGCAATTGCTCGAGCGGCATTGCTGCTCGGCGTGGTATCATCGGATCGCTCATGCAGCTTCACCCGTCAAAGATTGAACGATCTGGGGAGCTGCGCGCTCACCCATCGCCGCCAATGCAGTGCCGATTTGCTCCTGATTGGCTTGTTCTTCCGCCGCCTGAATTTCAGCGTCAGTGGGCAGGATAATCGGATCGACGATCAGAGCTTCACGCGTCTGTTCAAGATAACGTTCGAGATTCACATACCGACCGGTTTGCGGACCCGCCAATGTGGAAACAATCTGATAGTACTGAGACGAAGCCATCATCTTGTCGGCTTTCATGGCCTGTGCCATTGGCGAGACCACGTTCAACGAATAGAGCAGCGGATTGAGTGGAATCGGCATCTGGATCAGCCCCCACTCATTGAGTATCTCGATCGTTCGCGGCACAATGACCGGCATGATTTCCTCAATCAGACGGCCATAGGCACCGATGTGAACGCGGGCATTTTGCTGCAACTTCGCCGCAACTTCCGTTGCAGATGGTGGCGTTCCAGCGTCATTGCTAAGACGCGTATCGAGAAGCGCGTCACGAATCTGATCTTGCCCGTTGCCGATGACCATGCGCGCGACATCGAGGCGACCAGTCGCAGGATCAATGCGCGAAACGTCCGGGCCTAGAATGCCCCCTGTCGATTGCATGGGCCAGAATTCACCAGGTGCAACGCGAACAGCGTCCGGATTGAATGTACCGCCTGATCGATAACCCCAGATACCAAGCATCTGGATTGCAGCGGATTTCAGCGCAAGCTCTTGAGCCTTGTTGACGGTTTTGATCGTCGGAAGCGCCATCAGCAGTGGGCCACGGCCATAAGGTTCATTCGGCGCACGATAGAATCGAGCGACAGCAATCGGCCGCGCTCGCGTTACGTTCTCGACGATAAACATCGGATTGTTGTCGCAATAGGCGACGAAACGCCAACGGCCGTCCGGAAGGCGCATGAAATCCTGATAAAGCTCTACATCGGAATATGGCTTGTCTTTGGCGGCCTGTTTAAACTCCTGGCTGTAATTCCCCTTTGGCCATGTACGGATGATCTCTTCTGCAGCAAAAGTCATCTTCCAGCTGATAAAATGCTGGCGACCGTGCATATCCGTCGCGGTGGCGATATTGTCGAAAGGTATGTTGACGAAGATAATCGGCTCCTCGATCGACGGCCCTTTCATCGGCATGATCGCGCCGGTACCGACGAAAAGATCAATCGCCGTCTCATGAATGGCAGTATCGAAACCACCCGTCTGAAAAAACGGATAGACGTTGCGCTGCATCATCGAAAATTCCCGCCGCAGCACCTTCAGCTGATTGGCCGGCAAGCGAGCCTCGAGAAGCGGGCCCGGTTCCATAATGAAAGGCGTCGAGCCGAAAAGCTGGCGAACAAGCTGGCCGGCACCGTGCATGATCGACGTGGTAGCCGTCATGTCATAGATTTTCATCGCGAGGCGTTTCGACTTTCCGCGCCCGCCTGGTTTGCGTTGTGGGATCGCATAATCCCAAGCCTCACGGTAAATTTCGTCCCATCCTGATCGTTCTGTCCAAACACGGTCAGCACGCGCCTTTTGGGATGAGACATCGTTTTGCACGTCACTGGCCATGCCGGTCCCCGATCAGGAAAGGTTGCTCTTGCCGCCCGTATCGTCTGCGAACAGCTTCCGGCCGCGCACCGCTTTACGCGTGGTTGTCGTGTCCTGTTCCTGCGCCTGCAGCGCTGCCAGCTGTCGATCGTTCGCGATCTGCTGTAACTGGCGTGATTTCTCCGCCTCTTTCTGCGCTGCGTTGTTCTTGCCGCCGAAAAGACTGCCCATGCTGCTCTCCATCGAAAATCCAGACTGAATTGTCTTTCAGCCTGGCCGGACGAAAGCCGACCAGGCGCGCCATCCGCTGCCCGGCCTTGTTGAAAGGATTGATGCGGCAGAAGACGACGAGCCCAGCATCAAGCATCTGCGACAGCGTTAAGTGCGCGATTCTGATCAATGTCCGAATGTGAGGAAGCGCCGCCCGATCCAGCGCCAAGGCAAATTCAATTCGGCGACTTCGCCTGGCTAACAACATGGCGACGGCGAGCAGCTGATCGTCGCGATCGAAATAGGCGATCGTGTCGGACATGCGTTTCTGCATCACCAGAGCGCGGCGAAGGAATGGCCGGTTTTTGCCGGCCTCAATGATCGCATGCCAGGGCGCAGGTGAAACGATTCTTATGTCAGACGCTGAAGACATCGAAATCCGTCTTTCCTCGACGAGACTGGATATTCACGACCTTGTTGCCTCGCCCCATGTTCGCTGCGCCATCGATGACACCCAGCCGCCCGCGATGACCAAGACAGATGTATTGCTCGGCGTCATGAACGTGCGAATATTCGTTTTTTGCAACTGCAAGCTTGTCGGTTGCGCCAGCCGACGCTTGTTTCGTCAGCTTGTAATGCGCCATGAAGCCGCCGATCAGGCGCGTGCAGCGTTTGTCAACCAGATAGCGCGGCGTGTTCGCATCGATCATACCGGAGAGATACCAACGAACGGCGTCATGACGGAGCGATGGTTCGTTCGATGGTGCCGGCATGATGCTGACATTCAAAGCCCGAGCAACGATCTCGATCCAAGCGAGCTCGCCTGCGATCTTATCGGCACCGTAGAACGATGACGGATCCGCATATGCCTCATTGATCGGAAAGCCGCGAAAATCAGTGAGAAGAATCTCAATTACCATCTGGGAGAAACGGGATGGACCAGTACCCGGATCTGCGCAGATCTCGCGCAAAACGCGTCGCTGACCGTTCGGCAAGTACTGGCCGATCGTACCAGCCGGCGAGCCGCCAGCGTCGAGGCCCAAATTAATCGGTATGCCTGGAACTGGATCAAGCCCCTCGGCGACATGAATGTCGAGGGAAAACTGATCTTCATAAACCGGCGTTCCATCCTGCGCATAGCCTGGTAACCCATGCACGAAACGGCGCACATCCTGTTTGTTTGTGAAGGTCCGCGCCTCCATTTCATAGGACGAGCGCGGCTTCCCTTTCCTATTCTCCGCATCTTTCGACAGGCCACTGGGCTGTCGATAGAGGTTGTACATTTCGTTTTTGTCTTTTGGATCGCCCAGCCCGCCGACCTTGCAAACGTAATTCGAAATATCAGGCGGGTTACAATCGCCCCAGGCAATACGCGGCAACAGCAATTCATCGTCGTCGATGGGGACACCCATCGCCTGCATGCGCTTGCGGTAGGGACCGACGACACGCTGCAGTTCGCTTTCCGCAATATCAGTCACCTTGGGATATCGCCCGGTACGTGACCACATGAGACCGGGAACGCGCTCGTGCAACATGTCGCATTCGTTCATCCAGTTCATCGAGATTTCGTAACCCTTGGCAAAGCCTTCGATATTGGCATCGCCGATCGCACCGAATTCAGCCGTAAACTCGACCTTGCAAACTCGCCCGTCTCGGATCGCACCAAACTCCAATTTATGGACGACAGGCCTATCCTGGCCGCCAGCGTGAAACGTTGTGAACGGATGATTTTCCGGAAACATTTCATACCAGGAAGCAAGGCAGGTACGCGCCAGGTCGCGATAGGTATCGCGGATCGTGGCGAGCTTCACGCGGATGACACCATCCTTGCAAACTGGAAACCAGTTGCCGGCAAGATATGGCCCCTTGAATGAACTGGCGACCGTCTTGCCCGAGCCTGCCGGCCCCATGATGATATCGATTGGGCCAAGGCTCTGAATGAATGCAGCACCCACCGGCCCCGGCGGCTCATATTGCTGTAGCTCGAATTTTCCTTGACCCTGCATCCCTGCCGAAATCCCGTTAACCCGGCGACCCGGCTTCCCCGGCCCGCGCGATCACCGCTGAGGTTAACGGCCCGGCTCTGGCGTCAATTGAGGCAAGCAAATCATCAAGGAGGCGTGTGTGTGACAAACGACCCCCGTGGGGGAGTGGTAGGCCGCGCGTTTTTGAAATTCAGAAATCGCTCATATATGGCGGGATCGGTCGATGGGGGTATGAGAAGCGGCCTGACGTGGTGAGCTCCCATGATTTACGATCAGGGGAATAAGACACCTAAGCAATTGTTTTTGTTTACTTATTCATTATCGTGCGACTTGCTCTTATCATGTCGCACAGCGTCCGTTTCGCTAAGTGGTTGATTATCAACGATATTCCCACCGAACATGTTCAAGGTGTTGCTGCCTTCGGAAGTTGGTGCAACCGCACCAAGATTTCCGGCCATGAATATGTGCAGATTGCGCTTGTCGACCTCGACCGCAAGCGGTTTCTTCGCATACTTGAACGGCATGAGATCGGCAGCGGCTTTCACCTGTACCTTGAGCACATCAATGGGATCGCATCGAAGTAGCGCGGCCAGCGTCGTGGTGTTGGCACTCTGGATCATCGACAAAGTAACAGCTGGATCGCGATGGCCGAGCGCTTCCAGGTAATCGAACACTTGCGTATTGCGCTTGTTGGCCGATCCTTTCGGCCTCCCCCGTTCCCTGCGCTGCTTGGCAACTAAATTCGCGCTCAGTGACAATACGTCTAGGTTCTCCAGATCAGGCGAGCCGTCGATCAGATCGAGTTGTTCGGCGTCGTCGCCATCGATCTCATTCCGCAACGCGGCCACGGCCTGGGCGATATCGTCGCGCGATGGCAGATCGCCAGAATTCTGGCGCTGATCGGGCGGTGTGTGTGGGGTCGAACGCCCCTTTTCCGACTGTTCTGCATCATCCATGGCGCATAAACCTATTATTTTATTCCGGTAACCGGTCGAGTGCCGAGGTAACCGAGTTGTAACCGCTTTTCCTTCAACAAATTCAGATACATATGCCCGTAGGTTACAAGTTACAGGGTTACAGTTTCGCGCACACATACACGCGCGCGCGTGTGAAACTGTTCTATATCTCGGTAACCGGTAACCGCATGGCTTAACTCTCTGTTTTTGTTGATGATTGTCGGTTACAAGATTGGTAACCCACTTGTAACCCGGTAACCGTCCCAAACCCACCGGGCGGTCAATCAACATTCGCACGGTGGCCCTATAGTTAAGTGCTTGCGTCCAGACCGCATACAAAAGCCAGAAAAGCGCAGCGCGCGCGGATGCTGAAACCCTGATATGGGACAGGGTAAGGGGTTAATTGCAGGAGAAAAACTACCGGGAAACCGGGTTTGATGGTGACGCGACGGGGAGCGGGGCGCGGGCGATCGATGCACAGAAATTATCTATGCGGCCGGGGCTGGGATAAGAGAAAGCGGAGCCGTGCTGTAGCACGGCAAGAGAAGCATTGGTCGCGTTAGCTGGATGACGCCTGCTGTTCGGGTTCTCGCTGCCGCTGGCAGCGATTACCCGGCAGGCTATGCCGGCGGCTGATACAGCGAAGCCCGCACAAGGCGGGCTTCGGGCAGATCAACCAACCGACGATCGACGAACTGGAATGCTTTCGCTATTACGGCCGGAATTGGTGGGCATGACAAGCATCAAGCGAACCCGGCGAGATCCGCACATCGGGCAGCGCATGCGTTCCTGGAGGAATGTGACCGGCATATCCCGGCCGCGTGTGCATACAAGCGTCATCACATCGAGATCAGCGTTGAACTGACACTCGCGAATTGTTTTCATGCCGTCGTGTTTGCCATAGGCGCAACGCAATCTGATCTTAACGCTATGCGCCCAGGCGTCGCCAAGGGTCTCTATCTGCATAGGAACAGAAAGAGAACAAAGTTAATTGAGAGTCAAGCGAGATAGATGCGACCGTCAATCAAACCATATTAATGTAGCCGTAAGGCGCGCATGTTTCTTCGCTGCTGCGCCTTACGTTCTCGCAGATCTGCGTTCCACTCGATTTGCTCAACATAACCTGGATAGTGAACGCGCATAGCTGAAATCTGCGCCGCGTAGTCCAGACCATGTGCCACGGCGCATCCATCTATCGCCAGATCACCCTCATCGCAGCCATAAGGCATATCGGCCTCATGGGCTGCGTGATAGAGAGGACAATCGACGATATTAGCGTGAGGACAGCGCTTATTCATGAGTTCCAGATTCGGCATCGTCCTGCGCCGGATCGACGGCATGTTGAGATGCGTTGTGCGCAGCGACTATCGTTCTTGCCAGTTCGAGATGAGCCTTATCTGGGCCGACATGAAAGAGCATATTTTTATGAGTACCGTTTGCTGTTTGGCTCCATACGGACGCACCTTTGCCGGGAGCACTACCGTACCAGCATTCTACCCATTGTTCGCCGATGAAAGCGGTGTCCCCTTTCTGCCCGGCAGTCGGGAAGTATTCTGCTCGAACATAGGGAAAGGGCGCAGGCAGCGGATCGTCCGGACCAAGTGGCTCGCCGTCATCATTGCAATATGATTCACGATCCGATCCGAGGCATTCAGCATGAATAAGGCCACCTTCACCATGTTCATGGAAAACAAGCTCGCCGTCCCGGATGACATTGCCGCATCCGATGCAGGTAAATTCATCCTCTTCGACGACCGGATCATATGTCGCTGTGAAGATGTCGGGTTTGCAGGGATAGAACTCCCCCTTAATGCCTTTGATGATCCAATCGCCAGGGACAGCAGTCATATCACCTTCTAGGGTGTTTATGACGATTCCCGCTTCGGGCTTTGTGTTGTGTGCTCGTTTGGCTTTGGCTCCGTGGTCACCGATCCATGACAGTATGTAGTTCGCAGTTCCTATGGTGCCATTGTATTTTATGGCTTCGATCACGACCGGCTTTTTGCGAAACTTCTGCATCACTCTTTCTCCCTTTCCAATGAGTTGACGTAATCCTCGAAGGCAGCGAGATCGACGAGCAGGCAATGCTTGAGCTCGCCGTTGATCTTGACCTTTTGTTTGTTGCCGGCGTTGGTGATGACGACATGGGACGGGGCTTGCTTGAGCGCATCCCACCAGACCGATTCATGCCAGTCTGTGCCGGCGAATATCCTTTTGAGCATCGGGCCATCTTTCGGAACGGCCACGCAATAACCTCGGCCGGGATCACCGACCTCGCGGATCCCGAGATTTACGCAGAACAGGCGCTCACGGCCGTACTTGATATCCATGTCATGCTGACCTACGCCGATATCCTCCAGGACGCCGCCGATGGTGAGCTTTTCGCCGCCCTTCCAGGCATCGATCGTCGATTGCAGAAGGTGCGACAGGCATGCGTGCCAGTTGTCGATCCGCTCTGCCCGCTCGAGCGAAGTGGCTTCGCCGATGATCGCGCCGAGCTCGCCCGGATCCGCGACAGGCAGGCCAGCATCTTCCATCGCCTGTTTTCCCAGGACGAGCTCTGCAGCCGACAACAATGTTCCGAAAGTGTCGATCGCGCGGCTATCAAGCCCCTGCTCGCGCAGAATGCCCCAATAATACGGCATCAGCTCATCATTAAAGGATTTCCAGCCATCCATGATCTGACGCAGGAACATGCGGCCGTCAGTCTCCGGATTGACAGAAACATTGCGCCGGATCCCGTCAGTCTTGTCCAGAGCGGAAAGGTTGAGCACCGCCATGCGGGTTTTATCCTGCGTTTTCATGGGAGGCGGGTTGATGGCGCTGAAAAAGAAGCTGGCGCGCATGGTGAACAGCGTTCCCTCATGATCCTGCCCGCCGCGAGCAATATCGCCGCCGGAATAGGCAACGCGGGCGAGCTCGATGACGCTTTGCGCCTTCATGCTATTAGCCTTGCTTTCCAGCTCGTCGACCATCACAGGCAAGCTGTCCTGTTTCACCTGCTGATAGATGCCGGCGGCCGTCGTATCGACGGACGAGAACACGCAGTTATTCAGGACATGCTTGATCAGTTCATGCAGTGTCGATTTACCAACGCCGGCACCGCCGGTTGTGAAGATGATCGGCCGGGCCTTGAGCGCGCCGCCCATTAGCGCGGTAACGATCCAGCCCAGGGCGAGAAAAGGATCGAGGTAAGGCCGCGCCCACTTCCACGTCTGCAGATCTTTGAGGATACGTTGCGCCGGGCTTTCTTCCTGCAGAACTTTTTCTTGCCACGGTTCGATCGACGGCTTTTGCCTCGTATAGAGAAAGCCGTCATACATAGTAGGCGCCGACCGCGTGATCTTGCCGTTTTCGGACTTGAACAACCAAATACCGGAATGCCAGACAAATTCGTCTGATTTGTTCGTCCAACCACCACGGCCGCGATGATGATCATGCGGATTGAAATCCGGAAGGCGCGCAGCTTCATTGATTATAGCGCGCGCGGCCGTTTTGGTTTCAAGGCGGACAACACGCGGCGGGATAACCTTGGTTTCCCCGGTATCCTGATCGACCTCTTTGCGTTCTTTCGACCAGGCCGGCCACGCCCACATGGCATCGTTCGTCATGGGAGCGGCGAGATCTGAAAGGGAAATATCGTCGAATCTGGTTAGCGGCCGCAGATGGCCCGTAAATGTGGTGCAGTAAACCGTTCCATCGGTATCGCGGCCGACAACGGTAAACGGGCAATGCGGCGGCATCGCATTGTCGGGATAACCGTCCCACTTGCCTGGGCGAATGGTGCGTTCAGGATCGTCCGGATCTGCGCGAGGCTCATTAGGATCGGGCGCATTCGTCAGTCGCTTCCGGTCCTCGAGGTCGTTCATCGCATCAACGAAGATCGCACGAATAGCGCGCCGGCCGGTTTGTGTTCCCGCCTTGCGTGGTTTCTTTGGAGTGTTTTCGCTTTTGTCAGTCATGCCGGCCCTGATGAAAAAAGCCGCCGGGAAAAGTGGAAAGCCCGGCGGCAGATGGGTCGGGGCGCGGACCCCCCGACCGAGGGAGCTTTATGAACGTGCTGCAGCCTGGCCGAGCTCTGACAACGGATTGTCATCCTCTGGCGTCATAGCGAGATCCGCACGATCGACGGCCATCCATCGCAAACCGGCCTGGCGAACCGTTGCAGCTTCCCATTCCTTTTCGTGCGTCTTCACCGCCTCGATTGACAGCAACACGACGGAATGGAAGACTGCCAGGCCAAGACGTACCCAATTCGGACGCGTCCCAAACCGATCATGAGGAAGCTTTGCCGATGTCGCGATGTGTACATACACCGCTTCAAGTGGCGCATCAGGCCATTGTTTGATGAAATCGACCGCAACCGGCGAAATCAGTTTCAGGACGAGCTCATCTTCTTCGGTAAGCTCGCTTGCAAATCCAGCCTGATATGCAACGGCAATTGCGGCATCAGTTGCAGCGCGCGCGATATCCTCATCTGACATCAATGGACGGTAAGTAAGCTCGCTATCACGCGCAGCCGGTTCGGATCCGGCCACACCTTCGGAAGCTTCACCGCCGCCGGCAGCAATGCTTCCTTCGGTAGCGCTTTCGGCTTCCTGCGCGCCTTCATCGCTTGGCTGCGAACCTTCTCCATTTCCTTCCGCTGCAGTGCCATCGGTTGAAACATTTTTTTGTATCGCATGGTCGCCTACCAACTCGGCCGGTGGAACATTCTCGTTCAAAATCACTTGAGATCCCGCAGTCTGATCTTGCTCATTTGTGCCAGGCTCAAGGATTTCCGTAGCTGATGAACCAGCCTGCCCGGTACCGACTGTTCCACCATCGACTGTCCCGGCATTGGCCAGTTCACCGGTTCCAGCGGTTGCGGTATCCGGTTCCAGATGCACCGTTCCCACGGTCGCGTTATCCTGCTGGTTGGCATTTGCGGATTGCGTTTCGGTCGCGAGTTGATCGTTTTCCGGCGCTGCAGCATCTACCCGGTCTTTCGTTTTCTTCGACATAGTTACGTTCCTCCGTTTCAGGAATTAAGCCGACAGCTTCTCGCGGAGTGCATAGCCCTCGAGCGGCCAAAGCTGGCGAATGCAGTCTTCGCGCGCGAACTTGCGGCCAAGCTCGGCGTCAAAGTTTGCATCGTCTGCAGGCCGACTTGAGCCAATGACGGCAAAGCCGTTTTTCATCTGCATGACGCAGATCGTCATCGATGGCAGGCTTTCCGGATGAATGTAGTCTTCACGCACGATCTTCTCGATCATGCTATCGAGCGATACGCGGTTTGCGGTTTTCTGGACGGCAGCGGCTTGCTGATCGCCAACTTTCAGGCTTTCCATGTCATTCACCTTTCATCAGGTCGTTGAAATCGTCGCCCAGGTGCGAGTTGATAACCGTGAGCGGCTTGCCCCAGCTTTCGAGCTTGTCGATCGTCTGCTGGATCTGCTTTTGCGCCGTCGGATTGCCGTGATTGTTGTCGCGGGCGAGAATGATCGCCCCGACGCAATCCAGCCAGACAGGCGCATTTCCCATGTTCGTAATCGAACCACCGGCCCATACACGGGCTTCTGGCGCGGCGATGGCGAGGCTCAAGGCCGTTTCGACGCCTTCGCAAATGATGACGGTACCGGCTTGCCGAGAGAGCCAGAACGGATCGCAGAACCAGCCACATGAAACCTCAACGACAGCGCCGCTGGCTTCGCCGAAAATCAGCTTTGGAGGCTCAACCGGTGCTTTGACAGGATCCAGTGGATCGAGAAACGTGCAATGGCATGCCGTGACGATACCGTGCTGCGACCGCATGGCCGAATGAACGGCCGGGAACATCGGACCAGGCGCAACCTTGAACCGCCGCGCGCCTTCCGTCTGGAACTTCGCACCGTTCCACCATTCAGTTTGTGGGCTAAAGCGGAATGTGTCGGCCGGCAGATATCCCACTTCCTCGAGAGGAATATCGCGGCCGCGGAAATATGACAGCGCATGACGCAACACCGGCTGGTCGAGCCGATCAGGATGGATCTGCATGGTGCGTTGGGAAAACAGCTCATCGGCCTTTTTGATCCGCCAAAGACGCCGATCGTGATCCTCTTTCTGGCGTTTCTTGGCCTTGGCAGAAGCGGCCATCTGCATGGCTTCACGTTCCTGCCGGCTCATCGATCGCAGGCCGAGGAAGTCACGAGCCCAGGCAAGCGCGCCCTTGGTATCGGTGCGCAGCACATATTCGACCAGGCCGAGAATATCCTTGCGCGCGCCTTCGGCACCGCCCCGAAATTGTTCCCAGCCGCCAATGTTGCCGCGCAGGCGCACTTTCAGAGCGGGCTTATGGTCGTAATCGCCTTGGACTGGATCATGGCTGACATAGAGATTGCCATCGCGACGACCGTTCGGCAGGAGCTTTTCGCAAACCTCTTGCGCCCGGTCCTTGAGCATTTCCTTGATTTCCTGCAAATCCCCGCGGCCGTTCATCGCTTGGCCTCCGGATCGCGCTTCCAGAAATCGTTCTCGATCGAAAGGCGAACAAATCCATCCACTGTATCAGCCGAAAAAACAGCGGTTCCGAATGTCACAAGATCACCGGCAAACTCTTCCCAGGCATCACCATCGATAGCGAAGCCAGCGCCGAGCCCTTCGCACATGCCTTCTTTTGCTGATAGCTGGACAGATTTTTTCATGCTGCCATCCTTTCCGGACGCCATGCCTTATGCTTTTTCGGGATATCGACGCAGCCGCCAAACCGCAGCACATCATCCGGCCGCGTGAGCTTCTGCCGGCATGGCGGGATCCAGATGAAGCCCTGCCCGAAATGTGCTGCAGCGCGTGATCGCGCATGTTCACGGTGGCGGATCCAGACGAGCCAACAATAGGACGTGGCAGTTTTGCCGTTCACCACCCAACGTCCGCGATGCATCGGCACGCGCTCGACGAACTGCGCAATCAGATCTGCAGGCCGCTTTTGAAAGAGAGAACGATATCGATCGGCAGTTTCCAGGAACTGCGTCCGGACAAGCATTGCAACGCCGACGCCGGCGAGCTCGAGCGCACGCTCGACGAACTGCGCACCGCACTTGAATGGCGGATTAGTGATGATCCAGTCGGCATCAATAACAGGATCGCGTGGCCCGAGAAAATCGAGCACCGGCCGACCAACACCATAGTTAAAAATGTCAGTGCCAAATGCTGGAAGCTCAAAATAGTCATCGAGCGCTCCCAACATATGGCCTGCGCCACAAGCTGGATCCCAGACTGATTGCCTAAACCGATCAGGATAAGGCGCTACGCGAGGCAAGACATACTCGCAGAATGCCCGCGTTGCCCAAGGCGGGGTCGGGAAGAAGTCGAGGCTATTCGATGGCTCTAAACGCCGTGCTTTAACAGCCGTGGAGATAAGGCGGCGGTTCATGCCGCCACCTTTGAAGTCCACAATGGATCTACTGCGATATAATGCCGGTATCCTGAGTTTCGCGCTATTCTCAGCGCCAAAGGCTGCAGCTTTTTTCTCAGCCGGTGGAGCAGTGCGTAAACCGCACGATCGGCGAGGTCTGGACCACCCTCTTCACAGTCGATCCACAAAACATCGATCATTTCATTTAGCTGGAATGAATGGCCGTTCACCGAACCCACGATCAGCGCTGTTGTTAGGCGCAACTCAAGCGGACCTAGCGTCACACGACGCCAACGTTGCTGCGTGCCGCGAAAAATGGTGCTCTGAGCAAGAGAAAAAGCAACGCCATCCTGTTTGCTAAGATGAACATGCTCGCCGAAAATCTTCACGCTGAACATTACCAACCACCCCCGGTTAGAGCTCGCTCGAGCCGTTCCATTTCTTGGTCAAAATCCCTGTCATCGCGGGCATCTTCGACAGCACGCAGCGCGAGACTGATGGCAGCTTTCGATACACCCGCAGCGCGTGCCAGGTCTGATCCTGAAATCCCAAATGCATTGCTGACTAAAGCCCAGGCGTCACGACGGACGCGCGCTGCCTCAAGCCATTCCGGCGATTGCGTGGCGCGTTTTGAAGCGATTGAGTTTTGGATCTTTTCAGCATTAAGGCCGCGAGCCTCGCAGAGCAGCGCAATAGCTGCCCGGATCGACATATTGCAGAAGGCAGATTGTGGGCTCGTGTCGGCTTCCGGCGTAACGATCAGCCGGCGAAGCGCCAGACGCAACGCGTTTACGGTTCCCTTTCGAGGAGCGTATCTACCCGCCAACAAATGAGCGTAATGGCGACCTGCAATCATCGCAGCACGCTCTAACGCCTCTTGCGTAACCCCATTTTGGCGCCGCGTTATCTCGATTTTTTGGAGTTCAAGCACAAGATCAAGCATTTGCCCCCTCCAAATACTCTCTCTCGAGCGCAATCAGTGCTTGTTCAAGCTTTTGGAGTGTTCGGACGTTGGGGATCTGTCGCCCATTCTTGATCGAAGAATACGTCATGTAGTGAACGCCCGCACGCTCGCACAAAGCACGTTGCGTGACGCCCAAGTGAGCACGGTTGTTTTCGAGGTCAGAAAAATTCATGAGCGAATCACTTTACGTTTCTCTGCTTATCGTGATAAGCGAAAACGCTTACGATGCAAGAGTGATGAACGTGAGTAGTTGTGAGTTCCGTTTCACTAATGTGCAGCGCATGAGTAAAAACCAGCGCGACACGAAAGCATGGATCAAGGCAGTCGCTGATCATCTCAGCCTGTCTCCATCCCGACTTGCTCTCAATTCTGGGAGTGCAGCATCAACGGTTACCCGATATTTAAACGACACATCGGGTACCATCGGCATTACACAATCAACGCTTGAAAAAATCGCTCTCTACTCTGGCGTGCCGGTTCATCGCCTACCAGGAGGCGATCGCCATAATCCTGCAGCAGACGTTGTTCCCCTGCAGGAGCACAGCGAGCCGCTGCCAGATTGGGTGGGGAAAGCGGCAGCAGCCATCGTGGACGGCAAAAACGGCCGCGATGCTTGGTATGTGCAAGGATGGGCCCTTGATCTCAAGGGAATTCTGCCTGGCGACATCTTGGTTGTCGATCGTCAGCAGCGTCCAAAAGCGGGCGATGTTGTCCTAGTGAGAATAACCGACTTCACGTCCGGAGAAAGCGAAGACGTAATACGCATTTATGACATGCCATTCGTCTTGACCTACTCTGCTAAGCTAGGCGTCCAAAAACCCTTGGTTGTCGACGATGAGAAGGTGGCAATCGTCGGCGTATCGATCGGCACTATACGTCCACGCCATTAGTCTAAGCTGTCCAAAACCGAAAAGCTCCACCGGTAAACAAACCACCGGTGGAGCTTTTTTTGTCTGCGGCTAAACGAACCACCGGTAGTTTTGTAATTCTTGAATTGCACAAACCACCGGTAGTTCTGTGTGAGTGCAAATCCGTTATAAGCACTGACGCTTAATACTTCGCTTATCTCTATTGTCAAAGTAAGCGTTTTCGCTTATCTCTTAAGTCGAATCACAAACGGAGTGATCGACATGCTTTCTATAGAGACAGCAAGCATTGAAGAGGTTGCAGGGGCGATAGGCCGATCCGAGATCTGGCTGAAACGCAACTGGAACAAGTTCAACGCGAAACATGGTTTTCCCCGGCCGATCCCAGGATCGGACTGGAAGTGGCCGCGCCGTGCGGTCGAGCTTTGGTTGATCGCGGGTGGCGTAATTATGCGAGCAGCCAACAGCAACGAAGCCGGCGCGGATCTCATCAGCCTTCAACGTAAGGCTCATCACGAGCGCTATGGGGTCCTGTCATGACCTCGAAAGGATCGATCGCTCTCGATCATCTTTCGTTCGACGAGCACTTCGATGAACCGGCCGATTATGAACCAGGTCATGACTTTGACGTTGGCGACGATTGCGGCCGGTGGAGAAACGGCAAGCTTACATTCCATTGCACGATGGCTGGTACTGAGTTCTGCGATTGGGAATGTCCTTACAGCAGGAGAGAGCAATGAACGGCGCATCACAGCCCGCACTTATCGATCCTAAGGATCTCACCACAACCGAGCGCAACCTTTTACGCGAAGTGGCGACATACAGATTTTATCGTCGTCACAACGGTTGGGTTTGCCCAGCTAAAAGCGGGAAAACCGTCAAGCTGAAAACGGTCAATGCCCTGGCATTTAAGCACCTCGTCAGCGATCGCAGCGATTGCCTGAACCTAACAGGCACAGGACGCATGGTCCTGGGCATCATGCAAGAGCGCGAGCGCGCAAAAACCGAAAGAAAGGCCGCACAGTGAGCGACGACATTACATCAGAAGCCCAAACCATTGCCGTCGGCCAACTGCGCGCCTTCATCGAACGCATCGAGCGCCTTGAGGAAGAAAAGAAAACGATCGGCGACGATATCAACGAGGTCTATGCCGAGCTGAAAGGCTCCGATTTCGACAGCAAGGTGGTACGCGCGATAATTCGCCTACGGAAAAAAGAGGACCATCAGCGCCAGGAAGAGGAAGCAATGCTTCAACTCTACATGGACGCGCTTGGCATGGGCTAATGGCACAAGCACTCACATTCCTTGCTGCTTTATCCGTTTTCCTGCTGATTGCCGCGCTCTGGCTGATGGCTCTCATGCCGACGAAAACCCGACAACGGATCTGGTTTGATAACTGAGATCCACTCATAGGCCGCCAATCCCCCGCCGGCGGCCTACTAGCCCGGCGGAACGCCCGCCCCTCTGCGTTCCGTCGGGCATTTTCTTTTAGCTCGCATTGTTTGGAGTATCGAGCATGGCCAAAAAGGCAAACCCTCATCCTCATGTATCATGGCGCGACGGTCGCCCTCGGTTCCAGCCAGGCAAAGAGCTGCGAGCCATGGGATATACCGGCAAGGATCTGCGACACGAGGATGGCCCATGGTACACGCGCGGCGAAGCCGTGGACTGGTCCAGCAAATTTCAGCAAGAACTTGCTGGCAAGAGGAAGCCAGCACCCACAACACCGCGAAGCGCACCGCCACGCTATACGGGATATACCGTCGAGAACCTGATCGCAGATTGGACTAATCCGCGCCGCAATCCAAAATTCAAGCCGAATGGCGCTCGCTCCTACAGCCCGGCGACAATGACGGACTATAAGGACAAAATGAACGTCCTACGCCAGCACGACGGCGAACTATGGGTTTCTGATGTCCGCTCATTGGATCGGCCGACGTGCCGCAATCTATTTGACAGCCTCTGGGAGGGACGCGGCCTAGCCACTGCTAAAGGTGTCTTGCTTACCCTGTCATCAGCTATCAGCTGGGGGATGCTGCGCGGGAGAGTGAAGTTACTCGACAATCCAGCAACCAAGCTGCAGATGGAATCGCCAGAGCCCCGCGTCAGATTTGGAACGCGGCCCGAGATCCTGTCACTGATCGCAACAGCTGATAGACTCGGCCGTCCGGAAATCGGCGATATGATTGTTCTGGCAGTTTGGAGCGGACAGCGCCAAAGCGACCGCCGCGAATTGATCGACAAAGGGTTGATGAACAATCGCCGGATATTCAAGCAATCGAAGACCGGTGCAATTGTTGCGATCATGCAGTCGCCGGAACTGGATCGACGTCTCGATGCATCGAGAAGGCGGCGTGAAGCAGCCAACGTTCGAGATCCGCGTGTCATTCTCGATGAAAAGCTCTGGAAGACATTCAGCAAGCGCCATTACCACGATATTTTCTCGAAGGTACGCGATGCTGCGATGATCGGTGTGATTGATATTTCAGCTACGCAGAAGAACTTTCCCTCTGAGAAGCTGATGAATGCAGCGATCAAGAAAATCTATGAGAAGCATCGTAAGGGACAGGCGGTTTACGATGTGAGGATCGTTTACAAGATTTCACCGATGATATCATTGCACGATCTGCAGGATCTGGATTTTCGTGATACATCGGTTACTTGGATGGCGCTTGCTGGCGCAACAATTCCAGAAATCAGTTCGGTCACCGGACACACGGCCGAGAGCGCTACGCGGATCCTGCGGCACTACCTTGCGCGTCATCCCGAAATGGCGGACAGCGCGATCCGCAAAATGGTATCCTGGTACGAAGCCGACGGGGAAACAGAAATCGGCTATTAG